GCACTAATTTGCCAGCTCCCCCACCTGGAGTAGTAAGCCCAGATCAACAAGCTGCTGCTCCAACTAAAACAGATCAACCATCTTGGACAGATAAATTAACTAAAGCAATTACTGATCCAAATACATTGGCTAGACTTGGTTTGACTGCTGGATTAGGTGCTTTTGGCGCAAGTCAAGCTCGTAAAGCGGGAACTCAAACACAAGCTGCTACTGATGAACAAAAAGCTATTGGACAGCCATATACTCAACAAGGTCAGCAATTAGTTAATCAAGCGCAACAAGGAACATTAAGCGCTGCAAGCCAACAAGCATTAGATGCTGCAAAAGCACAAATAAATCAGGGCATTGCTAATCGTGGTGGTGTAGGTTCACAGCAAGCCTCCAACCAAATTGGTAATTTGTATCAATCATTGCTTGATAATCAATACAAATATGGCTTGCAGATCATGCAGATTGGTGACAACATTACTTTGGGCGCTATTAAGTCTGGATTGCAATTGGATCAACAATTACAAACTACTACCAATAATTTCTACGCTCAATTGGCTAGTATTGCTGCTGGTGGATCTGGTTATATCCCTGCTGCCCCTGCATTACAAACTCCAAAAGGTTAAACAATGGCTGAAATTGAACAAACACCAAGCCCACAATTAAAAGAAGCCATTGGAGCTGACTTTAAGCAGTTTCCGTTTTTAAAAACAGAACAAGCTGCTAAAGAAAAGGCTTCTGAAGCTAAGATTAAACTTGAATCGTCAAAAACTGCTTTAGAGGCAGGAGAAAAACGCAAGGCTTTAGAAGATGATTCCGCTAAAAACAAAGCTGACTACGAAACATATAAAAAAGCAGAATTAGAGCCACCTAAATTTGAACCTACTCAAGATAATGCTATGGATCTGGGCGCTTTATTTAGCGTAATTGCTACTATGGGAGTGGCATTAGGTGGTGGCGGTAAATTGTCTTCAATGAACGCTTTAAATGCTATGGGCGGTATGCTCAAAGGTTGGCAATCAGGTCGTAAAGACTTGTTTACTAAAGAACAGGCTATTTTTGACAAAGAAACAACTCGCATTAAGACAATTAACGACAAATTATTAAAAGATTTACAGGAATTGCAAAAGTTACGAGTAACAGATAAGGATGCAGCGCTATTAAAAGCTGCTGAGATTTCAGCCACTAACCCAGGGATCATTGCGCAACAAATTGAATCAGGTAGGCTTGATGTTGCTGCTGATACTGCGCATCAAATCTCTGCTTCCATTATGAAAATGCGTGAATTGGCTGCTAAAAATGCTGTTAGCGGTAAAGCGTTAACAAAAGACATATTGCCAGCAATTCAAGGTATTCGTGGTATCAATGATTTAGAAACTCAATTAAATGATCCTGAAGTTCAGGCGGGATTAAAAGCAAAAGTAGCACCAATATTAGAAAAAATTGCATCTTTAGGTAAAAAAGATTTTGAAGCTGCGGTGAATGAAAACTTAACTGGCACAGACAAAACTACATTATTCCTTAAAAGTGCTTTGCTTGAATCGTATGCAATTGAAAGGGCAGCTTTGGGAGGTGGTCGTTTAACCGTACAAATGATGAAACAAGCTGGTCCAGTTCTTGATCCTACAAACTATAGACCTGAAACTTATAAAGCATTGTTAGAAGGAAGAAGAAGGCAGTTGTATAACAATTTGCAAGATTTAGGAATGAGTCAAAAAGACATTCAAGAAAAATCTGCGGAACACGCTTATACACCTTATGGTGGACAAGCTACTCTTGCTGCTACACAAACAGTTACAACACAAGAGCAATACGATGCTTTGCCTTCTGGCGCAACTTATATTGAAGATGGTAAAAGGTATAAAAAACCATAATGAGTAAATTTGGTGGAATTCCTCTTGATGAACCTTCATCAAATACTGGATCTAAATTTGGCGGAGTTGCAGCAGAAGATTCTGCACCCACTCAAGCGACTTTTCCAGAAAAGGCAGAAGGTTTTGTTTATGGTTTAGCTACCAGTATTCCTGGCATGGTAGGTGATATTGAAACTATGTTGCCTGGTGGACCTGAAGTAGGAGCAAAAGGTCAGGGCGCATTAAAAGGTCACGAAACAATAGCTCCAACTACTGAAAACATTAGGGAAATGTTAACTAAAGTAGGCTTGCCACCACCTCCTAATCCTGCTGTAAAAGGCTATATCACTGCTGGTGAAATTGCTCCTGCTGTTGTTGGAGGCGGTAAAGCGGTTTATGAAAGCGGTAAAGCATTATATGGCTTGGGAAAAACCCTTGCTGAAAGACTTTCTTTAGGCAAAACTTCAAGGGAATTGGCTGAGTCATTGCGATCTGCCACTGAAAAACAAGCGGGTCAAATTGCTAAACAAACTGGTCAAGAAATGACTGATGCTGAGCAAAGATCTGCTATTGCGGGTAAAGCAGAAGAAAAAGCAGGTCGAGGCGGTGAAACAGCATTAAAACCATTGCCAGGCGTTACTACTGAAATGGAAGCGGGAAGATTTAAGCCTATTGCTCAGACTGCTCAAGATATTGGCACAAGAATTAAAGACTCTGCTAATAAAGTTATGGAAACTTTGCGTTCAAAAAGAAACGCCAACGCTGAAAAAAACAAACAGGCTGCTTTTGGTGAAGCGTTTAAAAAAGAAGCTCTTGGACAATCTATTAAAGACACCAAGGCTTATAACAACGCCCTTGAAGAAATTGATACCATGATTAAAAATCCTACAACGGGCTTATCCAATGCTCCTGTAGGTGAAATTGAAAATCAACTTAAAAAAGTGCGTGGAATTTTAGATCGCACTATTGTTGATGTAGATGGCACTGTTATATCCAGAGCGCCAGCCAGTTTTGAGGGTTTAGAGGATGCCAGAAGGTTCTTGCGTGATCGCTCTTACGGTATGCCAGCAGAAGGTTACGATGCTATCAGCCAACAGATGGCAGGTCGTTTAGCAGACCGTATTGAAGCAATCCAAAAGGAGTTTTCTCCTAGTATTGAGAAGTTTTTAAAGCAATATGCAAAAGATTCTGAACCATTACGAGTGTTTCAATCCAATATTGGTAAAGCATTGACTGATGTTCAATTGCCAAGCGGTGGAACTAATTTTGCTACAGTATCAGCTCAAAATATTCCAAGCAGAGTATTTGATTCAAAAGAAAATTATGATGCTTTGATTAAAGCATTTGGCGGTGATCGTAAATTAGCAGAAGCCGAAGCCAAGCGTTATTTTGCCAGCAAATTAGAAAGCATAGGCGATTCTAAAGCTGTAGAAAATTTTATTCGTAAAAAGAAAGCAATTCTTGTAGAAACAAATTCTTTAAAAATGGCTGAAAAATATGCAATAGATTTAAGGACTTACGAAAAAAGAGCTGGTGCTGCTTCAAAAATTTCTGCTGAAGGAAAAGTAAAAAAAGCTGAAAAACAAGCCTTGGTTAAAGATTATCAAACTTTTGAATCTGACCTTGATGTAGCTAGAAATGATCCCGCTAAAATTACATCGGCTGCACACAGTCTTTCTAAGTCTATGTTAGAACATGGTCATATTAACCAAACTCAATATCGTGAATTAGAACGCCAAATTGAACGGGTAAGACAAACCACCAAAGATGCAACAACATTAAACCAACAAATGAAATTACTTGCTTATCGTGCAACAGGATATGGTTTAGTAGGTGGTGGAGCAGCATATTTGACTGGCAAAACATTAGGCGGTGATTAAATGAGCAAGAAAAGTAAAGGCGTTAACCCCGATTTAGAAGAAGCAGTTAGCACATTGCTAAAAGAAGTCATGGCGGATGAAACCGCTTCTTTGACTGATAAATGCAAGGTTATTGATCGTGCCGTCAACATTGAGAAGCTCAAACAGAAGCTGAGTGATGAGGAATGGGGTGCGGGATTTACTATTCCAAATGACGAAGATGATGAATAGGGTTAAACTATGATATTCATTAGTAAAGGGGATAATTATGGAAGCAGTAGCCTTGGTACGCCTAGCTTTGGCGGTCATTACAGACCGTTTGATTACGATTTTGGCTTTAATAGCATCAAGCGTGATGTGCGGTTGGACAATGTGGAATCCCATGTGGGAAAGAGTGGTGACACTAGCAATATTTGTAGTATTCAGTTACCTTATAGTCAATGTAAAAGAGAGGAAACAAAATGAGCCTAAAACCGACAACTAAAGGCAGTACAGGTGGTACACCTCATAAAAGAGAACAGTCAAAAAGCCAGCAAACATCTACTGCTGTGCGCCCTCCATTACCTAGAGATGGATCTATGAATGGAATCAACACTACCTTAACTGGAAAGATGCCAGCAGGGTATGTTTCTGTATGGAATTTTGATGGTAATAAAAACACCAAAAACTCCGCTACAACTAAGCCTGGCAATGCTGGTGGCAAGGACATTTTCTAAATGGCTAACAATATCGCTTTCCAACCAATGGGGAAAACGGTAAAGGTAACTGTTACAGGAGCTGCTAATACGCAATCCAATGTGTTTACCATTACCTCTGATAGTCCATCAAACCAGTATTTTTTATCTAATGCCGATGTAAATAATGCTGTTTATGTATGGATAAACCCTACAAACAGCTTTAATGTGGCGTTACCTGATAATGGTCCTGGCTATGTAATTCCTTTGCCACCCTATGCTTACAAAGTAATCACTGGTCCACAAGTAAGTCAAACAGGAAATGTGTACGCTAGAGTAATTGGCGATGCAGCAAACGCTTCTGTTTATATTACTCCTGGAGAAGGTCTGTAATGAACTGGCTAACGCAAATAGCGCCCACAATCGCTACTTGCCTTGGCGGTCCACTAGCAGGTTTAGCGGTAACGGCTTTATCTAAGCTGTTTGGGGTTGCGCCTGACCAAGTGCAGTCCATGATTAACGATAACAAACTATCGGCAGATCAGATTGCAGCAGTACAACAAGAAGAAATACGCTTTAAAGAGCAAACTCAAGCTCTAGGCTTAAACTTTGAACAGCTTGCTGTGGAGGATCGTAAAAGTGCTAGAGATATGCAAACGACTACTCAAAGCATTATCCCTCCTTTGCTTAGTATTCTTGTTACCGTTGGGTTTTTTGGCATATTGGCTTACCTTATGGTTACTCCTGCGGATACTGCGAATACACCCTTAATGATTATGCTTGGCTCATTAGGCACTGCTTGGACAGGAATTATTGCTTTTTACTTTGGATCTTCTGCTGGCAGTCAAAAAAAGGATGCCATGCTTTATAACTCGACACCTGCTAAATGAACTTAACGGAGCATTTCACTCTTGAAGAACTTACTCACACCGATCATCGGGAGTTTGACAACACTCCTAACGCAGATCAAATCAACAATCTTGAACGAGTGGCAGAGCTGCTTGAACAAGTTAAAAAGATGTTTGGTGGAAAGCCAATCATGGTTAACAGCGCTTTTAGATCGTTGCAAGTCAATGCTGCGGTAGGAAGCAAACCTACTAGCCAACATTGTTTAGGTTGCGCAGCCGATATTAGAGTGCCTGGCATGACACCAGATGAAGTAGTCAAAGCCATCAGAGCATCAGACCTTCAATATGACCAGTTAATTAGAGAATTTGATAGTTGGACACACATTTCAGTACCCAATGAAATCAGAATGACACCCCGTAATCAGACCTTAATTATTGATAAACAAGGAACAAGAAGTTATGCGTAAGATTATTTTAATGTTGGCGTTGTTTGCTTGTGGTTCAGCATTAGCCCACACCCTTGCTGTTTGCAATGGTCAATATGCCCTATGTGCTGCTAGTGGTGCAAGTCCAACGGGTAAAACAATGGTGATTAACGGCAAAACCTTTCAAGAAGGCATGGCAGTATGCCCAGTGTTAACTGGTAGATCTATTGCTGACCTAGATTTGATGAATGGTTCTTGTGATGCTAAACCAGGCACAGTTTGGTCATTGTTTAGCCAACAATCAAGCTATCCACAAGCACCTGATTGGTCTAATCAACCCGCGGCCTTCCGTTCATTCGTGATTGGCACTACTCCACAAACTCAGATCAGCAATATGTGGTCATACCTGTGTCAGATTCAGCCTGAGAAGGTCAATGGCGTAACCTTGGCTAGTTGCTATGGACCATTGAATGAAAGCCCTTGGACACACGATCATCCCAAGCCAGGAC